GCGCAAGTGGACAGGGCGGCTGAGTTGCAAGTGAAATGGTCAACTCAATCAGGACAGCTCTGGGGCATGGGCAAGCATACGATCTGCCCGAAATGCGGGAAACGCCATGATCTGTAATTGCGGGCATGAATTTACGCCAAAGGTATGCTACGACCACCGGCTGCTGTGCGGCGATTGCACAGATGGCGATGCGGTCGTGCGGCTGATGGGGAGCGACAAAGCTGATTGCGTCGTGACTGACCCGCCATATGGGGTGGGCGTGGAATACAGCGACTTTGACGATACAGCGGGGAATGTGACAGACCTGATTGATGCCTTTATGCCGATTGCCTTACAAATGGGGCCAATGGCTTTGACGCCTGGCGTACCTGCCATGTGGGATTATCCGCGGCCGTCGTGGGTGGGCGCGTGGGTGCATCCCGCATCAACCAGCAGCGGCCCTTGGGGCTTTGTCGGGGCCAATCCGATTCTCTATTACGGCAGCGACCCTTATTTGAAGGCGGGCAAGGGGCGACGTGATAGCAGTTATGTGGCGGTCGCCGATCGCAAGGGCGAAGATGATCACCCTGTGTCGAAGCCGCTCAATGTATGGTCTTGGCTGGTCGAGCGAATGACACCCAACCCGCGGGCCATCGTACTCGACCCATTTTCTGGTTCTGGCACAACGCTGATTGCCTGCGAGAATTTGGGCCGCAAGTGCCGAGCCATCGAAATCTCGCCCGCCTATGTCGCCGTTGCCCTGGAGCGTTACGTGACAGCCACGCATAAGACGGTCGAGGTGCTGCCATGAAATGTGACTGCGGCCACAGCTTCGAGCCGGTCATCCAGTACCAGCATCGCCTCATCTGCGGCGACTGTACCGATGCGGCGGTGGTGGCGAGGGTGATGGGGGGGGAGCGTATTCGTTGCGTATGGACAGATCCGCCGTATGGGGTGAGCTACGCTGACAAAAATGAGTTTCTTAATGCTCTCAATCGTGGGAATAGCAATCAAACGGCAATCGAGCATGACCACATGAACGAAGCCGATACTGAGAAGTTGGCGACCTGTGCGCTTTCGCTTGCGGTGGCGCACGCTGAAAAAGGCGCGTCGGTTTACGTAGCGTGCCCGGCGGGCACGCTACTGCCCCATTTCATTGCGGCAGTGGCGGCTTCGGGATTCAGCTATAAGCATTCGTTGGTCTGGGTAAAGAATCAATTTGTGATCGGGCGTTGCGATTACCATTATCGGCACGAACTAATTTTGTATGGCTGGATTGAGAACGGGGCGCATTTCTTTGTGGATGACCACACGAAACACAGCGTCTTTGAGATCGACAAGCCGCGCAACAGCGATGAGCACCCGACTATGAAGCCGGTAGAGTTGGTAACAGGCATGATCGAGAACAGTGCGCGGCCAAACGCAATTGTCTACGACCCCTTCGCCGGTAGTGGGACTACAGGTGTAGCTTGTCAGAATTTAGGTAGACGAGCTTATATGATCGAGATAAGTCCAGCCTATTGCGCCGTCATCCTCGAACGCTTTGCGGGGATTGGCGTCACGCCTGAGCTGGTGGCTAATGCTGTGCTAGAGGGTGCGTAAGTGTGGCAGCCTGGGATAAGCTCGAAGCCGAAACAGCCAAAGCATACGCGGCCTTTGCCGTCTATTACCAGATGCCGATTCGTGAGCGGGGCATCGACGCCGCCTGGAGAGAAAGCGCGGGGAATACGCGTGGAAACCGCGCCCAAATTGCACCGCGCCATTGGTACACCTGGTCATCTACTTATGAGTGGGTAGCGCGTGCAGCGGTCTACGACCAGCATCTAGCCGAGCAAGACCGCCTCTTGTGGGAGGAGCGCAGGCGGGCCATGCGCGAACGTGAGTGGGCGCGCGGCGATGCCTTGCATGATTTGGTAGCGCAGGCGCTGCCGTCGGCAACGCAGTTCATCCACTCGCAGCGCAGCTTTATTCAGGGCCGCGATGGTGCGCCCGACCGTGAAGTGATCACGCTCAGTTTTGATGTGACCGGCTTGTCACGCGTTTCCTTAGACGCCAGCAAGTTACAGAGATTAGCGACCGATGAACCGACAGACAACATCAACAACCTATCAGGGGCAGCCCTCGACGCCTTACTTGCCAGATCCCTTGCAGAACTTGACAACGCAAGGGAAGCGTCAAATGGTGCGGCACATTCTGAGTCAGCGTCAACTTCTGGCGGAGAGACCGGCTGAGTGGCATCACTGTAAGGCCTCAGTCGCCTATTTCATCGACCGCCATGTGCAGATTCTCAACGCCACCGATGAGACGTGGCGGCCTTTTGAGCTATGGCCTGCGCAGCGCGATGTGCTCTGCGAGCTGCAAGAGAACCGGCAGGTGATTGTACTCAAGGCGCGCCAACTTGGGCTGACGTGGCTCTGCCTGGCCTTTGCCCTGTGGCGCATGGTCTTCTACCCCATCGCTACGGTCGGCATCTTCAGCCGCCGTGAAGAGGATGCGCAGGAATTACTCGACATCCGCCTCAAGGGCATGTATGCGCGCCTGCCTGCGTGGATGCATACAGGGTATGCGCGTGAGGACAACAAGACGCGCTGGCAACTGGGCAACGGCTCTACGGCGATGGCCTTTGCCACCAACGGCGGGCGACAATACACCTTCAGTTTGGCGATGGTAGATGAGGCCGATTTCCAGCCCGATCTTCCTGCGCTGCTCAGTGCCGTCAAGCCCGCTATCGATGCCGGTGGGCGTATGTGGCTTATCTCCAGCGCCAACAAGGATTTGCCGGAAAGCCGCTTCAAGAGGATATTCAGGTCAGCTAAACAGGGCAGTGAATGGCAGCCGGTCTTTTTGCCTTGGCACGCACGTCCCAGTCGCACCTCTGACTGGTATGAGCAACAAAAGCTGGAGACGTTTGCCACCACGGGCGCACTTGACGATATGTGGGGCGAATATCCTGCGTCACCGACAGAAGCTCTGGCCGCACGCAGCCTTGACAAGCGCATATCGCCCATGTGGATTGAAGCCTGTTACGAGGAATTGACGCCAATGTTGGTGGATGATGCACCGTCTATCCCCGGCCTTGAAATCTACATGCCGCCGCAACTCTATGGCGGCAACCCCATTGGCTACGTGATTGGCTGTGACCCCGCCGAGGGCAACCCCACCAGCGACGATAGTGCGCTGACCGTGGTGGATGTGGCCACAGGCGAAGAGTGTGCGGTTCTGGCCGGCAAGTTTGAGCCAAGTACCTTCGCCGCCTACATCGCCGCCATCAGCCGCTATTACTGGGATGCGCCGGCCATGATCGAGCGCAACAATCATGGGCACGCGGTCATCCAATGGGTCGCAGAACACGCCGACCATGTGTCACTCTTGCGCGGCCATGACGGAAAGGTGGGCTGGATGAGTAGCAGCTTAGGCAAGACGCTGCTCTATACCGAGTGTGCGGACCATTTCCGGCAAAATGTGCAAAGTGAGACCCTTACAGGGCGAACAAAGATTCTGCACAGCTTCGCATCCTACACGCAACTGGCCAGTATCGACGGTAGCAAGTTGCGTGCGCCGGATGGGATGCACGACGATAGGGCGGACAGCTATGCGCTGGCGCAAGTGGGTAGAGCAGAGTCTATCGAAGATGCGGCGCCAACCATGCAGTTTCACGTAGCAGGCCGTGGTGGTAGACCACAGGTAAGAAGGGGGAGATTGTGAATCCATTCAGTAGACTTGTAAAGCGCATACGCGAATACCTGACGATTGCCTCTGACCCGCTACCCGGCACGATGCGCAGCACCACGCGCCGTTCGAGTAGCTCTTACCAGCCGCCCGTCAATAGCTGGCAGCGTAGCGATTACGGGTTTTGGCGCAGAGCTTATTATGGTCAAGCGGTGGGGCTGGAATTATCGGGACTGTTCATAAAGCCTTTAGTCGGCAAGTTGGCCTCATGGGTATTGGGGCGCGCTCCGCAGTGGCGCTGCGAGGATGAGCCAAGCCAAGAGGCGCTGGAACAATGGTGGGCCGAACGGCACCCACATATCCTGCAAGGCTACCGCTCCTCTAAAAAGCAGGGAGACGCCTTTGTCGTCATCAACAGCGATCTGACCGTTACGCTACTCGCTCCCGACTGCGTGGATCCGATTGTAGACCCAGCCGACTACAGCGTCATCAACGGCTGGCGCGTGACGCAAACGCTGCAGCACCCGCAGACAATTGAGCGCATGACCTTGGTGGACGAATACACCATCGACCGCCGCATCCACCGCGTGCAGGTGAACGGCATTGACCGTGAGGTGACGACCTATCCCAACCTCTTAGTTCACCCCGACACGGGGGGGGGCATGTTGCCCATCGTGCTCATCGCCAACAATGCCGACGCCGGGCAGACCTTTGGCCATGCCGAGGCCGAAGCGCTGCTTTCGCTCATGCACCGCTACGGTGAGGTCTTGGATGCGGCGATTGAAGGCAACATTTACCAGGGCAGGCCCACGCCGCTCTTAACCTTTGACAGCGTTGAAAACCTCAAGGCGTTCAAGAACAAGTATATGCGCAGCACATCCTACAATTTGCCGGACGGCACAAGCGCAGACCTGCGCACGGTGGATATTGACCTCAAGGAAATCATCGTCGCCGCCGGCGCTAACTTTGAGTACAAAAGCCCCGGCAACTTTAGCGCCGATGTCGTCAACATCCTGGAGATTCTGTTTTACCTGTTCCTGGAGCACGCCGAAATCCCAGAGTTTGTGATGGGCAACGCCATCAGTTCATCCAAAGCGAGCGCTGAAACGCAGATGCCCGTCTTTGAACGCTTCATCGAGGGACAGCAGAGCGATGCCAAGGATTGGCTGACGCAGGTGAGCGAGATTGTATTAGCTTACCAGTCGCTCATCATGCCGGGCGTGACTAGCCAGACGCCCAGCCTACAATGGCGCAAGTTGACGCAGGATGGGCGGCTCACGCTCGACACGATTGTGTGGGCGGTGCAAGCGGGCCTGCTTGACAAACGCACGGCGCTGATGCTGGCTCCTGTGGAGGTGGAAGATATTGACGCCGTGCTAGAGGCGGCTGAAGAAGAAAAGGAACAACGGCGGGAAACGGCACTTGCCATTGGCACGCCGCGTCAACCACAGGACGAGGAAGATGAGCGCCCAGAGGATGGCGCTATGGGAGCACCTGTATCCAATGAGGACGACAGCGGCGTTAACGAAATGACATCCAACGAGGTCGCCGCCATTGTCGAGGCGGCTGCGCATATCATTGCGGAGAATGGCTATGTCTAACGATGTCCTGCGGACCGCAAACGATAAGTGGGCGGAGCGTCAAGTGCGCGCGATGGTCGGATGTGGCGTCAGTCTAGCCAACGCCCAGGCCGCCGTCGCCTTTGCGCTGAAGCGGCTGCCACAAAACGCTGATCCGCAGACCTATATCCTGCCGGCTGAACTCTTGGAGCAGAACGTTGCCGACCCTGCGCTTGTACAGGATGCCAGAACCGACTTCTACGCAAGCGAACACATAGCTTTGCAGTACAAAAGAATTTTGGACGCCAGGTCTGTAAATGCCACGCGCTGACACGATCCTGCCAGGGTATACCTACGATACGCGTGTGGCGCGCTATAGGGACACTTCACGCGGACAGTTTGTGAGCCGGGGGCGTATCCTGGATTTGTTGGATGGGCAGATAGTAGCTGCCGAGCGGCGCATGGGCGAACTGACCACGGCGCTTTATGAGAAGCAGTTATCGCCGGTGGCTTACCAGAGCATCATGCGTGATGAGATGCGGCGCTTGCACTTGCAGAACGCGGCATTGGGCAGTGGTGGTATCGAGAAACTGGACAGCGCAGCGTATGGCCGTACGGGCGCACTCTTGCGCGAGGACTATAAGCGCATGAGCAATCTGGCTGAAGGCATTGCAAGAGGTGAGGTCACATTGCCGCAGGCGCTTAACCGCATCCAGGGCTATGCCGGCAGCGCGCGTATCAATTTCCTGACGCAGGAACGCGAGGCCAACCGTCAAGCGGCCAACGTACGCGGTGTGCAGTTGGAAGAGCGTAGGCGGTTGGGCGCCAGCGAGCATTGCAAGGATTGTGTCGCTTACTTTGCAATGGGTTGGCAACCGCTGGGCACGCTACCATTGCCGGGCCAAGGCTCTGTTTGTGGAACGCATTGTAGATGTTCGCTGGAACGGCGTGAGGTACAAGTTGCGGAGCCCCCCCCGTCCCGTTCGGGGCAGGCTATACCCGTATGAGTGGGCATATCGTCATGCAACAAGCCGAATCAATCACCTGGACGGAATTGCGTGACGAGCAAGGCAAGCTGTGCGCCCGTCTGGATGTGCGGCGGCTGCTCTTAGAGATACGGCGTAGCGACCGTGATCTGATTGCCTACTTTGATTTGCGGGAATATGTGCAAGTCCTTGAAATGAAAACAGATATAGAGTAGGATATACCCAATTAAATATTCTAGAGGCGCATGACGCCCTACGAGCCAGCAATGGCCGTAGGGCGTTTTTTATTTTGCTTTTGGCTCCAGGTCTTATGGCCTCTAGCCGGCACACTTTATCGCTTACGTTCTATTTCCAAATGAAGGGGGTACAGGATGGCAGACACACGCCAGACCGCAGAGGATGACGAACGAGAACGGGAACGTCAACGTGAACGAGAACGCACGCGGAGCGAAGAACAGCGCGCGAACCTCCGTGGCGCCGGGCAAGCCCATCAGGAAACCCAGCCGCAGTTGACCAAAGCGCAGCAGGAGGCGATTGCCAATGCGCCCGTTGTGGCCGTACCGCAGCCAGAGCCGCCCGCAGAAGAAGTGACGGATGAGCAACTCGCCGCCCAGCAAGCGGAGGCAATCGCCAATGCGCCGGTGGTCAAAGTGCCTGAGCCGCCGGAAGCAGAACCGGATAGCCAGGAGGGCGACGCCGAGCAGCCATCTGGCCAAACGGCTGTGCTACGCACCGATACCGAAGAAGGCACAAAGCCCGTTGGTTCACGCCGTCCCAACTGAGGAGGGCCATCATGCCAGGTGAATTAACCGAATTTAGCGGCGATTTTACCGACGTGATGGTGGTTGCGGAACTGCGCGGCAGTTATCCCAACGTGCCCATCTCGGCTGATGTGGACTATGCCGCGCTGATTGACGGCGACACGGAACCTGTCTTTGTCACGCTCCCTATCGCAAAGCCGAATGTGAAATCGGGCAACAACCGCTATTACGATGAGGCTTTTGCGCTGGAGGTGATGAAACAAACGCTGGACAGCAAACCGATTGGGCTGATGGGGCACTTATCAGCCGCCGAACGCTCAACCGCTTTTCCGCGTGAAAGCCTGCACTGGGTCGGGGCTGCGCGTGACAGCGACGGCATGATTTGGGGCAAAGCCTATCTGATTGGCGAGGCGCGCGAACGTGTTCGCCGCTACAAAGCCAGCGGCAAATCAATTGCCACCTCAATAGATGCCTATGCCGCCGGTGAATGGGACGAGTCCCTGAAAGCCTACCGCATGGATGCCAAGACGCTGCGTCTTAACCAGATCGACTTAGCGCCCACCGACAGGGCTGGTGTGCCGGAACTTAGTGTGATTCCTCACTTGACGAGCGAGATGGTGGAATCCGAAACAGAACGTGGGCTACGCCCCGGTACCGAACAAGAACAGGAGCCAATTATGGACAAACTACAAATAATCAATGAGATGAGCGCCGAAGATGCGCGCCTCTTACCCAAGAGCGTGCGCGAGGCGATTCTCTCCGAAGTGGCTATTCCGCCTGAAGTGGCGGTTGTGCAGGAGTTGCGCAGTACGCTCGGCGTGGACGACAAAGCCGATTTAGCAACGCTGGTTCGTGAATTGCAAGAGGCCAAAGCGACGCAAGCCAAGGCCGCCATTGCCACGCGTATTACCGAACTGGCCGCCGACCCCGACAAGGGCATTAAGGTCGAGCCGGTGCGGGCGATGGTGGTGGAGATGGTGCGCGCCCGCAACCCGCAGACGGCGCAGGAAGTCGAAGCCGCCTACAGCGAAATCGCCGCCTCCGGGCCGGTGACCGAGCTGCTTAGAGGCTACGTGCAGACCACGATGGGTCCACCGCAGCGCACAATCGTCCAACCGCAAAATGGGGGTACCCAATTCTTTAAGTACCCTGACAAGGAGAATTAATCATGGCTGTCGGAGATACAAGATTTGAAAGTGATGGCAAGGCCGTCAACGTCACCCTCACCGCGGCGGTGGTCAAGGGGCAAGTGGCGGTGGTGGAAGGCTGGCTGGGGATTGCCGGCGAGAACGGCGCGATTGGCGAAACCATCGCCCTGATCTGCGATGACCGCGAATACCAGTTCCTTGTGCCCGCCGCCTTAGGGGTTGTGAAGGGCGATACTGTCTTTGTCACCATCGCGACCGTCACCGGCCATACACCGCAGGACGCCGCCTACACCGTAGCGGCAGGCGCGGGCAAGCTGGCGCTCTTTAAGGCCACAGCCGCCAAGTCGGCCAGTAACATGGTCACGGGCATTATGCTGGCGCACAACGCGCTGGCGAGTTAAGGGAGGCATCTATGAATATCCAAATCTACAGCAAGGCCGCCCTTACCAAAACCAGGGCAAAAGCAGAGTTCCCGCCCAACTTGCGCTTGCAGGATCACATGCGCCAGGTCAGCGAGCAGGCCGGTGGGCACCGCGTCTATGAGTTCGTGGGCACAGACAGCTTCGGGTCGCAATGGGTTGACCGCCAACGTTATGAGATTGACGCCGGGCGTGACGAAGAACCCATCGTTTACACGCCGGTCTATGAAACCGTCTCAGACGCCTCGCTGCCCAAAAACGTCACCGTCAACACGATGGGGCCGGGCGGCGTCGTCTTTGAGGAAGTCTTTGAGGGCGGCGAGGTGAAGTTTAGCGGCATCGCCTCCGGCCAGTATACCGTGCCCATTCGCCATTGGGCGACAGGCTTGGAATACTCCAAAGACCTCGTGATGTTTAACGAGTTCTGGAGCGTGCCTATCTTTGAGCGGCAGATGGGGGTGGCGCACAACGCCCTTCTCAACCATCTGCATCTAAGCCCCATCATCAACTACACAACCACGCCCACCTACCCTGCCTCCAACAAGACGGCAGCCGTGACGGGTACGCAGGGCCTTGCCGACAGTTATCTGCTGACGATAGAGGCGGCCATCGCCCACGCGTCAGCCGACGCTACCAACCCACGGCGCGGGCCGTATACGCTGCTGGTGGCGACGGGCAACAGCATGACCTTTGAACGCGCCATGACGCCAGTCGCTCAACAAGGCCTTGCCCGCCAGACACCAAGTGTACTGGCTGCCATCCGCAACATCATCGCCTACGACGGCTGGACAGGCACACGCGGCTTCAAGACGACCACCTATCCCGGCGTGGCGACCGGCAAGGCGTATTTGATTAGCCAGCAGTACCGGGGGCAGGATGCGATCTCGTTTGAGAAGCAGTCACTCCAGAATGAAGGTATGGAGCGAGACATCAGTAGATTCTTAACTCAATCGATCTGGGATAGCTACTACGGCATATATTGCAATCCATTGCGAATGGTGGAAGAGATAACTTTGCCTGTGGCGTAAGGAGATTTATGGCCTATACCGTTAACCAAAGGTTTCGCATGGATGTGGGCTTTGCGCCTGACGATACGCTAAGCCTGCCGGATGAGCAGATCGAGGACGCCTACGAGCGCGCAGGCTCACTCTACACCGCCGCGGCTACTGTTGACGCCGCGGCGCGTGTGATTGTGCTTGAGCAGTTGTACGCCGCTGCCGTGACATCAACCGATTACACGCAGAACAACTCGACCGAGAAGGCGAGCCAGCTCTTTGACCACTACGGCAAGTTGCTCGACAAGTGGAACGGTGCATTGAAGAGCGCTATCAGCGCGGCGGCGGTCGATGAAGCGGGCAGCGTCTTTAGCGGCCATTCGGTGCGCAAGCCGCCGCGCTACAAGGAATTTCCGGGCGGCGCTGGGCGCTGGGATATATCAAGGCCATCATGATTCCGACCTCGCCCATCTACGCCAAACGCATCGCCCAACGCGCCCAGGATGCTGCCAGACGCATTGGCGAAAAACCGACAAGCGTTGTCTTTAAGCGCGCCAATGGCTCGACCCTACCTGCGCAGACCGTGAGATTGGAAGTGGATAACCGGGCGACTCTCGCCAGCAGCGCAGCGGGGGCGGCGCCGCGTATGAACGTGATTATCTATGGCGTGCGCGGGCATCCTTCACTACCGGACAGTGACATCAAAGAGGCCTATCGCTTTAACTATGGCGGCGACGCTTACACCATCGTAGACATCATCTTGCAGCTTGGCGAGATCCAGGGAATCGGGATCGCTACCGGATGAGCAAGTTAAATATGACTCCAGGTACGACGTGCAATGATATTCGATACGGTTGCCAAGCAGACGCCGAACTTGTCGGCTATGTCGCGCTGCCGCGTGCCTTCCGTATGAAGGCGGCGAATCTCAATCACATGCGGTTCGGTCAGTCGTGCGAAGTAATTCTGTTCGCCTGGCAATCCCTTTTCGATGTGATTACCCCTTCCCTTTGCGTTCATGTCGATCATGTTGTCGGTATGAGTGCCGAGAAACAAATGAGAGGGATTGACGCAAGGTGGATTATCGCATTTGTGAAGTACCCAAAGACCGTCAGGGATAGGACCATGATGCAATTGCCAACTAAAGCGGTGAGCGGCAATGTGACCGTCATGTCTACTCCCTACGCCCATACTGCCATATCCCCATCCGGCTGTGCCTGCAGTCCACTGCCAACATTCATCAGGGCCGCGCTTGTCCACCTTTGCCCAGAAGCGTTGCTCGGCGGTCAAGTTCAGCCATCGCCCTGTATGTGCATTGGCGAACCGGCTCTGCCTGCTTGGATGATTACTGGGATAGATCGGCGTGCCACAACCACAGGCGCAATAACCGCAAGGCTTTTCGCCGGGCTGCTCTTTTCGCTTCTTGGGATTGTGACCAACGACATAGAGGCGGTATTGCCCCTTAATGGTTCCCGACCTCGTGTGATTCTTGTCGGCTATTTGGGTTGGCTGTCCACAGCCGCACATACACAGACCGCTTGGGTTTGGGCCTGTGTCGGTGAAGGGAAGTTGGGGTTGGAATGGGCTTGGGGTATGCTTTGTCACGTCGTTAGTCTCCTTTGGACTATCGGCCAAAGCCGGGGGCGTTTGCAGCGCCGCTCGGCTACTTGTATTGGTTTCTACTCGTTCAATTATACCACGGCGTAGGATAGAACGGAAGGAATCATCAATGGAAGTCATCCATGTGACAGCCGTATCACTAGACGGCAAGCTTGCCTTTGCCGAGCAGAACGAGGCGCACCCAGACGGCGAAGTAACGGTGTTCGGTGACGGCGAGGTGGTCAAGGTGGCCAGAACGCCCGCCGTCGAGCAGGCTATCCTAGACGGCAATTTGGAGCAGGTCAAGGATCCACAGTTGCCCGCCGACGCCGTGAGCGCCACCACCGAAACGGTTGAGACGGAAACGTTTGATGAGCCGCCCACAGAGGGCGAAGAGGACGCGTGAATAGTTGCTTTACTCTATCAGGCAGGAGCTTTGAATATGCCGATAGTGAGTACAACTGCACGCGTCTAAATGAGCGTGCGGTGGAAGTGCCGGTGGCGCTTTCGCTGCTCTGCCATGCACGCAAGCATGACGGTGCGGTGTTGGAAGTGGGGGCCGTTTTGCCCCATTACCGTCCGGGCTGGCCTAGCGACGGGCATGTGTGCGTGGATTTGTTTGAGCCGTATGCGGGTGTCATCAATGCCGATGTATTGACGTGGGAGCCGCCGGGAGCCCCCAGGGCGCAGTTTGACCTCATCGTGTGCATCTCGACGCTGGATCATCTGCGCGAAGAGGATGAGTTCCGCGCCGCATTAGAACGCCTTCGGGCCTGGCGCAAGCCGGAAGG